TCACCGGCGTTGGACAGGCACCAGGTCTGCGCCTTGGGGCGCGCCATCATGGTCTTGGTGACCGCGCCCCACGAGTCCCAGTTCGTGTGCTCACGCAGCTCGTCGAGGACAATCAGGTCGGCGGACAGGCCACGCCCGGCCTTCCGATTCGACGCCTTGACCTTGTAGCGCTCCCCGGTCTGGAGGTCGAGGGACTTCTTGCCGTTGACCTTGTTGACGTTCTTGATGGTCGCGGCCAGTTCGGGCACGGACTCGGCGATGTCAACGCAGCCGCTCCACAGCTCCTCGGCGATGTCGAGGTCCTGGGCGGTGCCCAGCGTCATCTTCACGCCGAGCACGTACATGGCCCACAGGCAGAGGGCCTGCGCGAGCGTGGACTTGCCGTTCTGGCGTGCGACCAGGAGGACGACGGTACGGAACCGGAAGCGTGTCCCGGCCCGGTTGAGCTCGAGCGCCCGGATGAGGGTCTCCTGCTGCCACGGGAGCAGCGGGATGCCGAGCACGTCGTGGGAGAACTCGATGCACGAGTACCCGGCGGACGTGTCGGGGGTCAGGTCCCGCAGCGGCGGCGTGTGGATGCGGGGTGTGGCGTGCCCGTAGCGGGGCGCGTCGGGGTCACGGAGCGGGCAGTCCCGTTCCGCGTCGGCCATCCACCGGTCGAAGAACTCACCGGCGTCAGACGGCCCGTAGGCCGGCCGTGCCCTTCCTGAGCGTTTCGAGCCTGCCACCATCGACCTTCTTCTCCTTCTTGGCCCAGGCGGCCCTCATCTCGGGGGTGAGGCCGAGGGCGGCGGCGGTCTTGAGGAACAACGACTCTGAGACGTTGTCGAAGCGGCCTTCGATGGTGGGGAAGTCGGGGTCGTCGAGTCGGTTGGCTAGGCGGCGCAGGAGCTCGACGGTGGGCTGGTCGGCGGGGGTGATCCAGTCGGCGGCGCGCAGGGCGTCATCGACGGTCTCGAGGATGGAGGTGTCGGCGGGGTGAGCCACGGTTGCTCCTCAGGTGCGGGGCCGTCCCCATTGGCGGGATTGGTTGCCGATGCTGGGGAGCGCTTGTGGGCGGGCGCCCTTGGCGCGGTTGCAGGCTTGGTGGACGGTGGCGAGGTTGGTGGGGTCGAGCCTCAGGTCGGGGTGGTCTCGCCAGGACCGGATGTGGTCGACGCTGGGGGCGTCGTCGGCGTTGGGGTCGTGGGCGTCCCATTTGATGGGTTGCCCGCAGATGCGGCATGGGGTGCCGGCGGCCTTGTCGCGGGCGCGGACCTGTGCTGCGAGGGTGCGCCATACGCGGCTGTCTCGGCGGAGTCCACTGGACACTCGCGCACCCCCTATGCAGGAAAGGGCCCCCACCAGCAATCTG